AGCCCGTGTAGTCGCTACACGGGTACCCAGCCATGATATGTTCGAACACGCTTGGCGAGCGTGCCCAAGTCAGACGGTCGCTCCGCGAGGTTTTCAAGCTCGCGGCGCATGACCATGCCCCAGCGGTCTGCATCGATGTAAACATCGACGCTACGCAAACAAGGTACTTTGAACTCCAACCTGTGAAGGTGTGGATTCCATCGTCTCTTGGTACGGGCTGGCGCGGTAGTAACAGTGCTGATAAGGAAGAGTCCGTTGGTTAGGACTTCTAACTTGTCGTCGACATAGCGCCACCGAGTGGTGGTTGCTGTGTCCCCATACCAGGAGCAAAAGAGCTCCTGGAGGCCCATTACATCCGTGCCCGAATCGTACTTTGCCATCAACAAGTTGATGGACTGACAAATACGGTGTCTGACATGGGAGTAATTGTGGATACTGTCGCAGTCCGACCTCTGAAGAGGAAGGGCTTTGACACGAACTGGTGCGACGTTGTGACCCATAAAGAAGTCACCGCCACAGGATTCCCGGAAGGGACCTGACCAGTACGATTTATCAATGTTGACCAGAAGGCCACATTGATGATATGCGTCCATTACCTGCTGAGTTACCTCAGTGGGTACAATTACATCGTCCCCGAAGACTGACATTCGCATGTCAAGTTTTGGGGATAGTCGATTGTGAAACAACCTTTTAAGGTATGTCTCATCGACTTTCGCTGCTGCTAGAGCAATCGACCAGAACAAGAGCGCCTCAACGGGAAAACAGCAAGCTGATCCCATTGGTGCGAACTTCTTGAATGGCACGTAAGTGCCATCGGGAAGCTCTGTGCCCAAGGAGCGTGATGCTCCGAGGGCTTGAACCCAGTTATCCGGGAAAATGGTGCGAACCAGATCCCAGGAAACTCGGTCAGAGGCCTCCTTCAGGTCGAGAGTTGCAAAGGTTCCCTCGCGGGACCCTTCTTTTGCCAACTCTCTGTTGCGGCTTTGGTCGGTAAACCCGACCTGGCCGTTGATTGCAGGATAGCGTTCTACCGTTTCATAAAGCTTGGCCATAAGGCCTTGCTGAATGAACATGAATTCGCGAGGTTCACAGCTAATTAGCCGCGGCCCTCTAGAATCCTTCGGAACGAACACTACTCTAGCTCTAGGTTCCACCTCTTCAGATTCAACTAGCTCGTGCAAGTTATCGCACAAGTGTGTTGAGTTGTAGAAGAAGTACTGGTCGTAAGGGAAGACCTCGTTTAACCGAGGAATATACCGAAACGAACAGTAGCGCTCCCAGGGTACTACCCTGCACGCGCTCGAACCACCACCATGGCGTGGCCGGATGTCAAGGGGGTCAACCCCCGACAACAGACGAGCCATTATCTTACGCGCTCTTTCGAGCGTTGGCCGGAGAACCGGCCGTGTAAGATCAAGAACATCGAGGTCCCGTTCACTCTGCTTAAAAGCGGAGATGACCGATTCCTCTTGTTCTTTTGTGTATTCGAGTTCCAGCTTGTAAAAGACGGCACTAAGCTGTCTGATACATAGCACAGCACCCGCTTGCGCCTTGTCATAGGGCTTGAGACTACCATCTTCATTGAAGATGATTGACCAAGCCTTGGACAAGAACAAGGGGTAGGCAATGCCCTTACCTGTCTTAAACCCAATAACCGGCTCGAGTTGAGAGGCTGCAAAAGCAGCGTCAAGACTCTTAAAGAGACGCGGTAGGGCGACAGTTAAGAAGGCAAAGCCTTCACCCAAAGTTCGTCGCTGAAAGGATTCAACATCCTTCTGGCTGACAAACTCTGAGAGTTGCGACTTTGTTGCAAGTTGAAGCCACAAGGCTTCTAGGCGTTTCAAGTGTTCCATAATGGATAACTTCCTACGTCATATGCTTACCAACAATTCGCTGAACCCGGACGTCTTAGTCCGGGCTGGTGTTACCCGATCGTTCAGCCCTTACGGACCGAACGAACGTAGCAGCCTTCCTGTAAAGGAGAAGGGCGACTAACAACATGCCAAGCAACTGAGCTCCAAAGGAGCCCGTTGAAAGCACAGTGTCAGCCACCTCCTCCCTTACGCACTCTTGGACCAAGGTTTTAACCTGGTCTTTCGAGGCAAAGGCTGGATGCCCCAGCTCAACCACGGGAACAGCGCGGTCCGGTAAAACCGGATCGTAGCTATCACCCATTAGTTGGTCTGGTTGACGTAAGCGATAGGGAGGGCATCACTGCCCACCGTACCGAATGCGTCAATGAGCATCTTGAGGGGATCCGTCACTGACTCCAAAGAGTCGAGCTCAGACCGGTTAAGCGTAACCACTGCTTTAATAAAGCGTGGGTACGTGCCGGAATCAGCATCGAACTTCGGTTCAATGATGGTCACCACACTACGTGCGATTCCTTGCTTAGTTACCTGGTGCTCAACTGTGAGCTTCAGGCGACCGGCGAGGTCTCCATTCGGAGACGGAGCATAATACTCCGTCTTGTCGCCGACCGTATCCTTGTCGCCAAAGGTGACAGAGGACAGGTCGGACAGGCGTGTAACGCCAATTGTTGCTGGTAGGGACATATAACTAACTTAGGTTATGAGGATTTGAACCCCGGGGCCACACGGCGCCGGTATAAGATTCGTTACCTCGGTTGTTTAAAAACAGTACCTAGCCCACCCGAGAGGGTGGAACCAACTAGGGCCTGCTGTTTTTATAGTCGAAGGCTTTCACCTACGACTACGCGAACTTAGTAAGATTACTAGGTCCGTGATGTTCCTAACCTGTCTAAGATTAGGAAGCTGAATCGTCGGCACGGCAATAGCCCCGAAGGGTAATGCCTGCCGAGTCCGCTTATAACGTTTGTACGTACAGGTACCTGTTACGGTATCCCCATTCGCGCTCACGTTCTTCAGCGGTGCTCGGGTCGAAGAGGCGTCGAAGTAAACTTCGACATCGGAGATGCACTCGAATTTACGAGAGTATCCCTGATCCAAGATAGTCAAAGGTAAGTCAATAAATTGACCCTGAAACTGCTTGAGCCAATCGCCAACTTGGATAAAATAATCCCACAAGAAACTCCAATGGGTTAATTCCCATAGAGTTCGGTGCAGGTTATCGAATCCGAGCGCATCCGCCAGAACGGCAGGATACGACGGGAGCTCAGACACATTAAATTGTATCTTTGCCCACGCTGTGACGACGCGATTCTTCCTATTCCAACGAGACCAATGGTGGTCGGTTGAAGTTTCCGTGAAAAGGGTTACATCCCTATCACTTACAGAAGACCGAACATACTGAGGTTCAACTCTCAGTAACCGATCGTACTGACTGCTAATATGTTTGCCAACCGCCAGCATAGCCTTTATATCCGCGATTAGCGGTTTAATAGCGAACTGGTTGAATAGGTCGGCATTAGCAAGGTCCACGATGGTTTGACGAATGGGCTTCTTCAACCTTTTACGGAAGAAGGAACCAACCTGCTTTTCCCAATGGGAAGTAACAGATGGTTCGCCCAAACGCTTGACATTTCGACCCACCGAGTGAAACAAGGACGAAAAGTCCCGGAGTTCACCTAGGAAGGTCGGCATGTCCAAACCAGCGTCCTGGATCCCGAGTTGCATCGTATTGGTCGCTCTGACCAACGCGTTTGACTCGGAATCCCAGAGAATGCCATTACTGGTGTTCCCCTGGACGTTCGCAGGACCGGCCGAAACAGATCCGAGGGTTGTTCCTTTTGCAAGGATCCCTCCATACGACGAGTCCTCCCCTTCAGCTGAATAAGCACGAAGGGGAAAGTCCCACACTGTTTTTGTGTGGTCAACCTCATTGTATGAACCGTGGCCATTCGCGACGTCGGAAATCGATTCATCGATACCGACCCGCGACTTGAAACCCGCAACCGATATTACGCGGTTGTTGATTAAAGCTGAGCCGTCAACGTTGGAATAATATCCTCCGCAACGACACAGATTAGGCCCACTGAGTGAAACGACGGTGCTTTGCAGCGCCGCCGAACTCTCAACGATTGTGTTTCTGTTTCTAGTACGCATAGCG